AACATAACATCAGTTCCTGTACTAGCTATACTGTCTCTAGCAATACAACCTATGTCAGTAATTAAATCAGCAAGTGTTAACTGAGTCACATCAATAGGGTTAGCGTAAACAGCAATGTTTCTTCTACCAAATATAATTAAGAAACCGTTATGTGCTGCTAGTCCTACTACCTCGTCACCGTTAGGAAACACATCAACCAATGACAAGAAACCTGAGTCACCAGAAGATAGATTAGTACCATCGAGTAACGAACTAAAGTAAACTGTTTGTTTATCGTTAGCAATATCTGCCCACCATGTCCTACCGTAAGCACCTATAACTACATTAGGTTTAAAGTCAGAAGCAGAAGCATAGGTGGTAGGTACTGAGCCAGCATCGTCAAGTACGTTAAAACCATAAGCACCTGTATGTGCATGATCTGCTCCTAGTTTGTGATAGACTAAAGGTAAATGACCAGCCTGTGCAAAGTAAGCATAAGGACTAGCTGTTGGTCCTTCACCAAAAACAATGCTAGCACCCATCCAATCGTTACCTGTGATGCTATAAGCTATTGTGCCTGTACCTGCTGCGTTAGCTACTGTAGTGTTAACTGCTGTAACTAATGTAGAAGCACCGCTTGCTCTCGTAAATAACTTGTCATCACCACCAACAAACGTAACATCAGGGTTAGGTAGGTTATAAATAAAGTCAACACTATTAGACGCTAAGTCAGAGTTTAACGATGTGTTTACTTTACTCCAACCACGCCTAGCACCAATACGACCAAACTTGTCTATGACACAGTTGTATGCTTCTAGTGCATAGCCTGACGCAAGATCAACACTGCTTTCCTGTGTGTTAATACCAAGAAAGCCTGGTGCTGATATTGTCGATGACTGTAACGGTTTAGCCATTAAGTTGCTGCCCAGACGTACTGATCGTTTTGTCTGCTCTCTGCCATAGCTATGTGATCCGCTAATGACATATCAGCTAGTGCTATTGCTTCTGATGCGGCTATACCACCGTCTTCACCACGCTCTGCTACAGCCTGTGCGTAAGCGTACTTAATAACAGGTTCAGAAGGGACAAGTAATTCTGTAGATGCGTCTGTTAATTTATCTTGAGGTTTATATACATTAAAGTAAATGTTGTAAACTTTATCAGGAATAGGATACAGATCAACTTGCGTGTCTCCGTCATTGACTCCGTTAAAGTTATAATAAATAGGAGAACCTTTAGAGGACTCACCGTTTAACATTAAATTATTCATACGGCTAGAAGTTATACCTTCTAAGAAATAGTTACCTTCAGAGTTAACAACATCCATTACTCTAAAACGTTTACCTACTCCTGTCAGTACCCAGTTAAACAAACCGTCCTGAGTAGTAACTGTAAGTGTTTCTGTTAACACGTTCCACTCAAAAGAATCTTCTACAATTCTCTTAGCATCGTTGACAAACGTACTAATTAACTTAGAGTATGGAGTATCTGTTGGAGCAGTTACTTCATCTTCTCTAAGTCTTACTAGTACGTCATTAACTAATTCTAAATAATTCATTAGTAACCACCGCGTACCTTTTTAACTCTAGCTTTACTTTTTTTCTTACACTTACCTGCTTTTTTACAGGCAGCTTTTGTTTTACAAGTTGAACAAGTTCTCATGGTTATCTCCTAAGAATGAAATTGTGTTGCTAATGATGGTTTTAATTCCATAGTTACTATGTAAGTAATCGTGCTTGATGCGTCACTGTTTTGTACTCTTAATTTATCGTTTTCTTGCAAGTCTATTTGTAAGTCTTTTAATAATAAATACTCACCGTTAGTAGCTTGTAAAGACTTAGCATGAGCTAGTGGATACTCAACCCCTGCGTGACTGTCGTACCAATAAAGATCAGCGTTTGCATTACCTGCTGTAGCTAAGATATAAATCATGTGTATCTCAGCAGTGTTCTTTGCTGGGACAGTATACATATCAACCTTTGCGCTATCGTTTGTTCTTGTTTTTACGGCTGTTACGCTTCTTGCCATGAATTAATCTTTCTATTGAGTTGACAAACCCTGCCCAGATCTCTTGTGGGCTAGGAAGTAACCAGCCTAGTACCAACAACAACAAGTACCACATAGGTACATTAGTATTATTCTGAACTAAGCTATCTACTTTAGATGTGTTAATACTGCTGTCGTTTTCCTTCTGACTAACATTAACATTCTCACCTTCGATCTTGGTGTTGTCTTGCTGACCTACTACTTGCTGTGTGTTCTCTTTACCTACTTGGGCATTTGCGTTAACACTAGTGCCTGACTTTCCAGGCATTAGAGCTTTAGCTAACCCTAGTGCGGTACATCCTTGTAGAAATATTATAGCACACATTACAAGTAAAGTCAAGCATTTTGTTGTCATCTTCCTAAAATAATATCTACAAGCCAACCAAAGGAAGCGCCTAGTATTAATAGCAATACACCTGCACCCTTCCATTTAGTCATGACATCAGTTACACACTTAACATCAATACTTAACTGCTCCACCTGACGTTGTAGAGACTCTACCTGTGCTTCTAACTTACCTAGCTGCTTGTCGTTATCCATCAAGTAGTCCTCTTTTTTTTCTTGGGTTTTTTCTTAGCAGTACGTTCAGCCTTTTTAAAATCAGCAGCCGTAGGCGCTCCTTTGTCTCCAGCCTTTTTCATCTTTCTTCCGCTTTTACGTTTAGCATGTATTCTGTCATATAATCCAATAGCCATTACCACTTCTCCTTATTAGCCCAATATGCTGCTGACATTTTACCTTTAGCAATGTTCTTAGCGTGTCTTGCTTTAAATGATTTAGCTCGTTTAGTCATTGTCTTGTCACCTGTTTTACCTTGCTGACCAAACCTTATAGTCTTAACCTTGTCACCTTCTTTAGCCACAACAACATGAGACTTAGTAGGATGACTTGGTGTACGCTTAGGTTTGTTAAAGCCTGATACACCTGCTCTCTTTAATCTAGGATCACTCACTAGGCCACCTCTGATCTTGTACTACTGTTATAAAAGCATCCATGTCAGCTGCACCAGCAATAGCTGTCTCTAGTCGTGTACACTCTGCAACAATAGCAGCACGTTTAGTGACTACATCTGCTGGTATATCTACGTCTCTCTCAACTTTACGAGTTACCATCCAATCAGTCTGAGCTAGCATTGAACCTGCTGTGTGTTTAACCTGTGCCGTCCATGTGTACTTTAAACCTCTAGTCACCAGACGCTCTTCAGTGTCTACCATTACAGGTGGATCTTGTGTTTCGTCTAACTCTTGCACCCATAGCGGATCACCGTTCTCATCAACCTCTTCTCGATCCTCAAGTGCTTTAGGCAAGGTTGCGTCACCATTCCAGTAGAACCTGTCATCAGCCCTTACTGGATCATCAACCCATGTGATACCGATAGCTGTCTTCTCGTCCTCGGTTGACTGCTGTAACCAGTTGCTCGGATAGACTGTGCCACCTATCTCGAAGCTAGAGTTCTGTCTTAGTGCTGTGCTTCCTAAGTAGTACATAATTACCTCGCGTTAGAATTCTTAAATGGGTTCTCGGCAAATGCCATGTAGATATATGTTGAACCACTGCTGTTCCTAGCAGTTGTTGTTCCTCGCATTTTAAAACCGTTGGATAGAAAATCTATGTCTTCTGTTGATGGGTTGACTTCGGCATCGGCAGCATTTGCATACAAAGTTGCTTCTGTAACATTGTAAGGACTTCTTTTATCGTCATGCATAGGCCAATTAGAAGCTGCGTTAGTGCGTCGGGTGATAACAAAAGCAGGTCTGAATCCTGTGTAGACAAATGGCCCATCAGCAGAGCCGTTACCTGTGTACTTGCCAAAGGCTGAGTAGCCTTCTACTTCTGCAAAGCTGTACATTACAACGTTGTCATTAATAAGAGCAGCAGCGTTTATACCCATTGTTGTAGCTGTAGCTGGGTTAGAAGCAAAGTAGCCACCGTTTACTTCACCGCCAGTTGAATTTAAAAGTATCCCTCTTCCTGTTGCTGCGTTAGGTAAATCTTTGTGCCAAACCCACCAGTTTTGTCCAGCACTGGTTCTTGACTTATAAATGACCATTGCTGGTGCAGTTCCTAAACCGTGTCCAATTGTAAAAGGAAAAGAGCCATAAGAAGAAACAGTTGTAGCTGTAGCAATACTAAATCCAGCCGTAGTGTTTACAGAGACTGTGGAGTTTACGTCTCCAGCTGTGTTACTAACACCAGTGCCGTTGGCTTTCCAGTTCCAAGCAGCATAGCTTCTACCCGGATAATTATTATAACCAGCAACGTCGTTAGGTACTGTAAAACCATCCGTATTAAAAGATGTTAATTGATAAGGATATCCATCTTCTACTCCTGTGGAGTTAGTGCTTAAGCTGTTGTGCGCTCCTCTAACTTGGTCGTACAACATATGCCAATTTCCCGCCAATCTATTTTTAATCCAGACAAAACCCGTCGCGAGACCTGCATCAATATTCTGAGCAGTACCTGTTCCGTTGTACAACACAGTGTTAAAGTGATCTGATCCCTTCTCAATGGTTGAGTCAGGCAGGTTAAACGTGTTGAGCTTTAAGAATCCTGTTGGTGGTGTGTACTTAAAGGGTCGTTGTCCGAAGTTAGCATTAAGACTATGTGCCCCTGCAAAAGTCCAGATTGGCGAATATTTTTCATAACCTAGACTAGTCATCGTGCCAAGCAAGACATTATTTTTGTAAACAGCTAAAGTGTCTGCGTCTGCATCTAAGGCAAAACCAAGCAAATCGGATGTTGTAGTAGCTGCTCCAAAAGAAGATGACGAACCTGATATGGTTTTCTGACCCGTTGATAAATAATACAAAGACGTAGGCGCACCACTATAATATGCGATGTAACTAGTTATTGATTTTGTGGCATCAGCGACACCAATAAATATACCCGTGCCGCTAAAATTATTAGTTTCCCAATACCATTTACCACTCGAAACTGCGATTGTTCCGTTAACCCAAGAGCCACCAGATCCATCAGTCCATTTTAAATTGGCTTCAGAGGTAGATCCGACGCTATACTTTCCAGAATTTACAGGACTTAACGTAGCAAAGTTAGCAGCATTCTCATCGACCAGACTTGGTGTGTCCTTCATTAAGTCATAGGTTGTCTCAGACTCAGCGTTACTGTTGATGTTGTTAGCATCAAAGTTGTTCTTGTTACCCGACGCATCAAAGTTAAACTTTGCATCTCTAGTGTCAGCAAACGCCATGTATATGTAAGTCCGACCTGTAGTGTTATTACCACCGTATGTTGTATCTAAAGTAAACCCATCAGCATCAAACGTAACAGCCCTTGTTGTTCCACCTCCGTTAAGTTCCGCAGCACTGTTATCGGCTTGCAAAACTAAATCATTATTGTCATTGTCAGGCTCTCTTGTGTTGTCGTATACAACCCACGGAGTTCCGGAAGCACTTGTACATTTAATCATTAACCAAGCAGGTTGGAACCCTAAACCAGTAATTGAATTACCAGCGCTACCTGTACCTGTATAGCCATCAAACTTACTGTAACCTGCTACTGAGTGAAAGCAGTAGGCTATGTAACTATTGGCTGCATTTAAAGCAGATGAAGTACCTACCGTAAATACTGAAGATGTAGGAGCGGTGTCGTTCCAATACACAGAACCGTTTAGTCGAGCATCAGTAGTGTTTAACCGCATTAAGTAATCTTCTGGAGCAGTTGCATCTACGCCTACATGATAAACAGACCAAAAATTAGCAGCGTCTCTGTCTTTAACTATGACCATTTCTGGTGTGCTAGATAGACCATGACCAATTGTGTCAGTTGCTCCACCAGTTCCTTCATAACTTACAATACTAAAACCTTTATCTGGATTTGCTTTGACTCGACTGTCTATTGAGCCATCATCATTTAGTGGGCTAACGTGGTCTGAGTAGCTGCCCTTGAACGCCATGTAGATGTAGGTTTGACCACTGTCGTTTGTGTTTCCTGCTGCTGCCCTAATTTTAAATCCGTCAGAAAGAAACTCTGTTGTAACCGCAGATGTTGTAACTTCAGCAGAACTACTGTTAGGAAACAAAACGTCATCAACATTATTAAATGGACTTCTTGTACTGTCTAGTAGCTGCCAAGATTCTGATGAAGTAGTATTTTTTATTAGTAAAAAGCCGGGTCTAAACCCTGTAGTAATTGTTGGGCCATCAGTAGAACCGTTTCCTGTATAACTGCCAAACTTAGATACGCCTGAGACTTCTGAGAAACAGTAGGCTATGTAGTTATCACCACTTTTGTTTACCATTGCATTCCCGTTAGCATCTACATCTCTAACAGAAAAAGTGTTGCTTCCTTGTATCCCTCTTATCTGACTGCTGTAAGCAGACTCAGCATTACTAGAATTTAATAATAAATTTTTAACAGCATAAGTAGCATCAGAACTTAGATCAGTGCTGTAAAAGTGCCACCGAGTTCCGCTTGTTCTATTTTTTACAATAACTACAGAAGGTGCTGTTGATAAACCATGACCAATAGTTTGTTCAGAGTTGCTTGTGCCATTGCCTGTGTAACTAACAATACTAAATCCAGTAGCATCGCTTGCTTTAACTGTTGAGTTTATATCGCCAGTAGTGTTACTTACTGGATCACCGTCACCAGCATCCCAGCCCCATGCAATAGTATTTGTGTTGTTTACATAAATGTTTGAACTTGTGCCGTAAGTAAACCCATCATCGTCAAATGACACTAACCTGTTTGTAGTAGTTATTTCAGCAGCGGAGGTACTAGATTGTAGCTCTGAGTTAACGCCTCGTATACTATCCCACCATTCCCATCCGTAACCATTGGTTCTGTTCTTTGCAATAATTAAATCTGGTTTAAAACCAAAGCCTGATATACTACCTCCAGATCCGTTTGCTCTATGAGTGACACTACTGTGACCTGTGCTGGGCTGATTATCTCCAGCGTCCCATGTCCATGCTGCGTAGGTTTGGCCTGATTGGTTAGTTCCACCAGACAATCCTGTTGTAAACCCATCCGTATCAAAAGACGTAAGCTGTGTTGATGATGTGTTTTCTCCAGATGTTGAATGTGAACCTAAATATTGACCTGCACCACGCAATGTATCAAACAAAGAATGACCAGATGTACTAGACCGTTCCTTAATCCAGACAAAATCAGGCGAGTAACCACAGCCATCAATACTTTGTGTAGCGCCGTTGCCTGTGTACAGCACTGTGTTTTGTAACTCAGCCTGTGTTGTTGGCTTCATCGGTAGATAGAAACCATTCGTGCCGTATGTGCCTGTGTACTCTTTAGCCTTCCAAGTACCGTTGGCATCGTACTCTCCAAAGTCTGTTGGAGTTAATGCTTGACCGTCAATCCAGTTTATTTCTGTTAAGTAGCCGTCAAGAAAAAAGTCGTTGTTGTATGCTCTTCTGCCAATATTGTGTGCTAAGGTGCTGTTAAAGTTAGTTTGATAATTTAAAGCAGGATAAGTTTCTGTGCTAAATGACGTTTGTTTAACACCATTGACATAAAATAAAATTCTATTTGAGGATGTTGATTGTGTTGTATCAACGGCTACTACAATGTGATACCAAGATGAAGGATCTCTAAATTTAGCCGTAGTAACAAGTTTAAATTGAGTAGATCCTGTAAAGTCATCAATAAATAAACTATCTGAATTAAATATAATTCTTGTTTGATTAGTTGAAGTAGGACTTGAAGTTAATATAGCTTGGTTGCCGCCCAGCGATCCTCGTTTAACCCAACAACTAAAAGTAAAAGTCCTTCTGTTACCTGCACTAGCAGGTGTTCTACTTAGATAACCAGAAGCAGAACTACGCAGTCTCAGACTATCTGTGATCTCATAGTCATCACCAGATGCACCAAAGCCAACAGGCAATAAACTCATGCAAAGCTCCTGCTTACAGATACATAAGCATTTGTTCCGTTATCAAAGTAAGCGAGTGTGTAGACACCAGCCGTTGAGATGGCTGTTAAGTCAGCAGCGTTAATCTTAGTTGTACCAGCAGCAGCAATAGCGTGACCACCAGAGTTGTCTAACCAGACAAACCCACTCTGACCTGCTAAGTGATTTGTAAATGTTAACGTACCACCACCAGTTGGTGTGCAGTTAAAGTTATTAGACGCAGATAAATCAAATGATAAATCGTTGTCTGTTGTTACAGCACCTCTAGCATTACCACTAACATCTACAGTGGCAGCTGGACTAGCCGTACCAATACCTACTTTACCATTGCTACCTACATGCACTGCATTTGTGCCATTATTAGTTTCAATCTCAAAATCATTAACGCTGTTAATGATTAAATTTCCACTAGCGTGTTTTATCTTGCCACTGTCATTACCACCTCTTGCAAACTGTATAAAATCACCATCACCTGCTTGTCGGTGTATTGCTAAAATTTCTGAAGCAGAAGAATCTTTTAAAAATTTAGCACCATAGGAAGTGGACGCTGTGCCTGTTGCTCCTATCAAAACGTTGCCACTGCTGTCAATACGCATACGCTCTACTGGAGCAGCGTCAGAACCAGAGTCAGTTGAAAAACTTAACTCAGCTACAGAAGCTCCTGAACGCCAAGCACCTACATCAACAACACTTGAACCTTTGTTTTGCAAATACAAACCCGTATTTGTATAGGCAGTTACTGCACCTTGAGCAACTATTGCCCCAGTAACTTCTAATTTATTAGCAGGACTAGTCGTACCAACACCAACTTTACCAGCAGAGTCGATACGCATTGCTTCTGAGCCACCAACTGAAAACAACATATTTCCAGAGCTTGAAGTATCGCCCTGATCTGCTCTAATATCTAGTTGCCCAGAGTTTTCAATAATTTCGTGGTAAACACCAGCTTGATCGGTATCTTCTAGTCTAACAGCAGCTGCTGTGTTTTTAATATGTAATGTTCTACTAGGACTAGTCGTACCAATACCAACTCTGTTGTTTGTAGAGTCAACAGCAAGTGTGTCTGTGTCTACTGTTAAACCAGCAAAAGACGGGCTATCACCAAGTTGTACTGCACTATTAGCTAACGTACCTTGAGCAGCAGTAGCATAGTCTGTTGAATCAAATGCTTTAACTTGTGCTAAGTTAGCGACTTCACTATCCATTAACGCACCAGCAGCAGTTACGTTAGTTGCGTCTGTTACGTCAGCACTAGCTTCTATACCAGCTAGTTTAGTTTCTTCAGCGGTTGTGTAGGATGCAGTAGTACCTGCAAGAACAGATGAGAATGCTTGTACGTCAGAGCCTATAGCTAAACCAAGATTAGTTCTTGATGCGCTTGCACTATTTACATCAGATAAGTTATTAGCAGCTTGTAGTCCACCACTTCCTGTTGTAATGGTTTGCCATGTTGTTCCGTTCCAGACATAGATGATATCGTCACCAGTGTCGTAATACATTGCTCCTTCAGCTAACGCATTACCATCGTTATCAGTAGTAGGAGCAGATGACTTAGCACCTAAGTACCTGTCATCAAAAGAATCAAAAGAAGCTGCAGCAGCAGTAGCAGAACTAGCAGCAGCCGTTGCAGAAGATGCAGACGCTGTGGCAGAACTTGCAGATGCTGTAGCAGATGTTGCAGAATTACTTGCAGATGTTGAAGATGCTGTTGCTGAGTTATCAGCAGAAGTGGCTGAAGAGGCAGCAGCATTAGCAGATGTCGTAGCTTCAGCAGCTTTAGCTGTGGCTACACTAGCTTGATTAGCTGCGTCTGTTGTGGCATCTCCTGACCCTCCTGGACCTCTATATATAGCCATTATACGCCCTTACTTAGTTGCAATGTACATCGTGACTTCAAAACCAAATCTCATCTCAGTGTATTCAGGTTTAGTCCACATAACTGTTTCCTTTGTCGAAGTTTAAGTAGTTGTTGTTTCTTGTAATTGTCTATCTCACGCTTACGGCAGTAGTCTGTCCAAGACATAACACCCTCCTATTTAAAGAAAGATGCGTTCCTTCGGTTTCCCTACTTCCGTCCTTGATGGATGAACGACAATAATAAAACTCCCCAAGCCTTGTGAGCCTGGGGAGATACCTACTTAATTAAGCAGGAACAGCTAGAGCAACAGCAGAACTGTCACGCAACTCGGCTACACCGTAAAGCATATCTGATGTAAACAATGTTGCAAGCCACTCTTGCTTGTACTGGGTCTGTGAACGTACACCCATTTGCTCGGCAAGACAGAAAGCATCTTTGTGAGCCATGAGACAAATACGGTCAGCACCTGAGTTACCAGCACCTGCGTCAGCATTGGTTGTGACATAGACTTTTACGCCATACACATCACCAATCAAACCATTACGGATTGTGTTAGATGAACCAGCTTCACCAACAAAAGACTCAGAAGTGAACCTGTCGATTCCCATCAAAGTGTTTCTTGTGGTAGGCGGAACAAGTAGCATACGATCCGTCATCGGTACGTCAGCATCATCAAGTCGTTGGATAGTACGTCTAATAGCAGCATCAGTCAACGCAGCAGCGTTAGATGATGTAGAGTTATAGACAGTAGTACCGTTAGAACCAATGAATGCATTAGTCGTTGTGGCTGCTGTAGAGTATGCAGTACCTGAACCAGCGGTTCGACCTAGCTGAATCAAGTCAGTGTCAACCTGTTTAGCTAAAGCGTAGCCAGCGTCATCAGTGTAGAACTTACGTAGAGAGCTAAGTGCTTGTGTCTCAACGATGTCTTCAATGAAACGTGAGTACTCGTAGTGCTTGTTAATAAGAACTTGAATCTCGTTCTCAGTTGCAGCAATCAGTGTGACCTGAGTTGATGCTGCCTTTGCAGACGCTTCACCACGAGTAGGCTTCGGAATATGAAGCGTATCGCCTTTCTTACCTTTAAAAGACATCTTAGAGAACAAGTTAGCAGCTACAAGATTTTGTTTGTATGCTGCAACGATTTCATCACTCCAAATTTCAGGGATGAACTTTGCTGCCGTCGTTTTGGTGACGTTATTAGTACCTAGTGCCATTTCTTATTTCCTTTTTATTTAACGCGCCCTTCCGCATACGCTGAAAGTATTTCATCTTGCATAGCTTCGTAACGCTGTGGATCACGCAAACGTAAATTAATTAGATCAGCTCGACGATAAGTTTTCCGTGAAGTAGGCGCAGGTGAACCTGTATCAACTGCGGCAGCTTTTAAATTATTAGCTGTTTCTTTTTTTGCTTCAGTAACTAATTGAGGATCCGAAGGTTGTTGAGGTTGGCTTGGATTCATTATGTTCCACGTTGATAATAATTCAACAGCAGAGTCATAATCATAATTTCCATCAGCTTCAGCGTAAAGTTTAGTCCTTACAGGAGAAGCTTTAATCCATTCAAAAAACTTAGGATCTTTTATTACTTGTTCAAAATTAGAAAAGTCAACTTTTAACTTTTGAAGCACCTGTTGTTGTTTATAAGACGCAGCTTGTTGCTGTGCCTGAGTAACAGCAGGGTGTTTACTTACAGCTTCATTGATAGCAGCTTCAGGGTCTTCATATAATCGTTGAGAAAAATCTACTTCTTCTTGTGGGGGTTCAACAGCTTGTTTCTGATTGAGGTCTCGCTTCAACAATTCGTCAGCTAGTCTTCTGACTTCACCAACTTCTTGAGCTTGTTTACCAATGAGCTTCTCAGCTTCCTGGTGCATCTTAACAATGTCTTCAACAGACTTGTTTTGATATTTGTCAGGTATAATGACTTCAGGTTTTTCCTCTACAGCAGGTTCTTCTACTGCTTGTGGTTCCTGTTGCTCTTCTACCTCTTCAATATTATCAAACTCACCTTCTTGTTCAACCGTCTCTTCAAAATTAGCCATATAGTCTCCTGTCACGTTTGTGATTTTAGGAATTAAAAAATATCACCAGACGCTAACCCTCATTGCGCTTGTTGGTGAGCCTTGTTTTTTGCTCTCGTTTTCTCACCCATGCGTCAGCAGCAGTTGGAAAATCTCCAGTTACTCCTTCTAACATAATGGCTGGTGCTGAGATAATACGAGTTGCTATACTCTGACACACAGAACATATAACTGAATGTTCTGTAGAATCAATGTATTTTTCCGTAATGTGACCTTCGCCACACCTAAATTCAAATATCCTTCTGCTCATTGTTTAGTTGCTCCCAGGCTTCTTCAGAAAGTTGTTTAAGAGTTCTAATCCAATGTAAGACATCTAACTGTCCCTTGCGAAAGTTTAACTCCTCTAGGCTTTGTGTAGCCATCAAGTTGTTTCTTTCTTCAATCATCGTTTCAACATCTGTCAGTAAATCTTTGTATCCTTTACTTAACATCATGCTAAAACGTTCTTCGTAATATGTCTGGAGTTCTTTATCCAAATGGAGTTCTCCTGTAAATGTTAATAAGAATGATAATGAGAAGTATTCTCATTTACAATAAAATATATTATAGCATAGTTTTTATAAAAAGTCAAGTATTATTTACTGCTGTATTCGTTTTTCTGCCATTTGCTTATCCACAATTCTTTCTTTCGTGTCTATATCTTTTTCTTTAAGCATTAAATCAGCAATCCTAGCTCGTTTTTCAAATTCCTGATCATCTGAAGAAGAGGAAATATTAGCAGAAAGGTTTCTTATAATATCAGATTTTATCTTTTCATCTAATAGTGACGCTTCTATCATAAGTTTTTGCGCTCTTGCTTGTGATTCTTGTGCGTCAGCGGTAGACTCTTCTGCTCTAGCGTTTAGCTCATTAGCTTGAGCCTGTACTAGACCCATCTGTAACTGAGCTTGTTGCTGTTGCATTTCTTGAGCTTGTGGGTCAGGTTGTGACATCTGGTCTAACTGTGCCATAAGTTGTTCTTTGTTCATCAAACTAGATGTAGCTATAATGCTGCGTAGCAACACAGGAACAATAGGTGAGTTAGGTCCAAGCGTCTGCATCAGACCAATAAGTTGTTGTTGCTCGTGTTCTTTGGCAATAGCACCAATAGAAGAGAACGTAGTAAACTTAAAGTCTTGCATTGGGTAACGTTCTGGGTCAAACTGCATGTACCGATACGCAACCTTCTTAACCATCGGTATGATGAAGTCATCCTGAAACGATGCCATTGCCACACGATTCTTCTTGACAATAGCAGACATAGCTAGTGACATACCCATACCGTTACTCTGTCCCCCACCTGCTGCGCTCTTGACCAACTCTGACGAGTCTAGTGTGCCTGTTGCCTGTAGCAGCATTGCTTCAAAACCTTTAGCTGTTTCATAGTTAGAAGAGTCTGTACTTCCAAACTTAAACGGTTGTAGGATCTCAGCAGGGTTTCCATTAGTTAGGATGTTTTTACCAGGTCTAACTTCGAACTTCATACCTCTCGGTAGTCTCGTAGCATCAATACCCATCATAGGTGCAGTAGTTAGGGCTAAGGAGTCCATATGACTGCGTAGCTGGGCATCAACAGCTTTTTGCATGTTGTAACCCTTCTCGACTGTTCCAACGCCGTAGAAGAGTCCTGGTTGAACCTCAGGTCTATA